TGTTCTTTCTATTTTGATTAATGATAACCAAAGCACTCACACCGCCACCGGCTCCGATATCATTCAAAAACTGGCTCAGAGCCGTTGGCATGTTCGAAATTTCTTCTTTGGTGTGAGTGTGGCCGTCTACATCAACTTCTTTTCCGTCTTTATTCTTTAAACTGTTTAGATAGTCCATTATCCCACCACCGTTACCGTGTATTTCCCACTCGCCGGAGCGGTTGCAAAAATAAGTGTTATAGTGTTTACGCTGGTGATCTGGATATCCGTCATGACAACATTGTATGGACTGGCTGTTTCTCTAATTGTCACTGTAACATTTTGAGTATTTAGGTTATGCGTGACAACAATGCTGGTTGCTGATCCATCTCCAACAGCAGCAGAATATTTCCCCGTTGCGCCGAGATTTGTTCGTGCACCAACCGCTGTTGAGGCTCCAGTACCGCCATACAATAGCGGGATAATACTCCCATTCCAAATACCAGTTAAAATAGTACCCAACGTTGTTATCGTATTTTGTCCAACGTAATTCGGTGAAATATCGATGCTATCCGCATTGATTAAAATTCTGTTTAATACCCCAACCACATCCAGCTGATTTCCAGATTTTGTTAAACCTGCCCCGGCCACAAAATCTGATGCCTGAAAGTCCTTGGTGAATGTCAGTGATGTTGTCCCCAATACAATTGAATTATTTGTAGTCAGCACCCATCGACTATCCCCATTTGTTGTTCCTTCATTGACCCATACAGCCAATCCAGCTACGACTTCTGCGCTTAAATCCGCATCTGTTGATCTTGTCCATGCCCCCGTGGAAGCAATGTAGATTCCATTTTCAGCACCAGCCGTTTGGTTTTTAAGTAAAACTCGATCGCCGGCAACCAACGTCACGCCGTCGATGGTTAGCAGGGTTCCAGTAGCTATTGCAATATTCGCTGTACTGGCCACCCGCACAGGGTCTTTAATCGTCAATCCTGATCTGGCAGAATCGACATAGTTTTTTGTTGCTGCATCTTGTGCGCCTGTCGGGTCTAATACATTTATTAGTTTGTGACTGTTAATGTTAAGATCTGCTGTTGGGGCGGTTAATTGGTTCAATGTGTTGGTTCTAACTTGTGTATCAAAATTAGATATCTTTGATGCCGTGAGTGAATTGATGTTGTCCGCATCGATCAGCGACGCACAGGCGTTTATCAGTGCCACAATGTCAGGTCCTGTCAGTACCTGGCCCATATCGATAAACCCCGTGCCATTCCAGAACAAAATTGTATTGCCCACTGAATTGTAATAAAATAGTCCGGTTCCCGGTGAAGTAGGCGGTGTTGCGAGATTCTGTGCACGTACATTTTGAATTTCATTTCCGCCTACATCAATATTATTTACATATGGTATCGCCATATTTTATCCCTCCTTCCTAATTAAAATGTGCTTGTCCGCCAAATGGTGCGGCAAAAGACAAGGTTACAACCGGATAACCGTAATTTACTTCCCCAAATACCTGCGTTCCGGCGGAGTCTGTAATAACTACGCCTGGATACTCTTTAAATCCCTCAGGTAATGTTACAGTCCAAACCGATGCTGGCACACTCTGAATATGGGTGTAGGTCTGATTTCCAGCAATCTGAACGTTCTCCGTCCCGGTCCCGATGTATAAATTTTTTGTATCGGTTGTAAAAGCCGGCTCCCCGGATTCCAGAATTGGGAGATCTGCTTCATTTCCACGTTTGAATTGGATATGCTCTACTTGAATTTGCATCAGATTCCACCCATTCTCAGTTTTCTAAATTCATTTACAGAGCTATGCCCAATCAGTGAAATTGCTTCGGTATTTTCACTAATATCACTTGTATTCTGATTTATCGATGCCGTATTTGCTGTTATCGCACTTTCAACTACGTTCATCCTTGCAATCAGATCATTGATCTTTACCAGCAGATTCCCGGCAACATCCCCTGACAATGTATCCTGCACCCCAGCAAACCATGTATTAAACCCGTTTTGAAATGCGGAAAGCATCGTCGCAATATCTGTTGTTGCTCCATCCACGGTTTCCAGATACCATGCCTGGAACTGGTTGAAAATTGTTGTCGTATCGACCTGATCGATCACGCCATGGACAATTCCACAAAAATCATTGTTCAAACGAAGGTCTGTAATATTTGCCTGAGAAATACTGACCGCACCATTGGCAATATAGATATCTGCAACTCCCAGCTCCCACATGTCTGCATCACGCTGCAGCGTTGGAGCCACCGGGCTGCTGGCAAAGGTTCCTTTTTTGATATAGGCCTTAATCTCTCTGTCTAAAACAGTGTGTCTTAAAACAACACGATCAATTCTTTTGAGCACCCCGTCAGCGATATCAATATTCTTTATTAAGTCACTTGTGTTTTTGTACTTAAATCCATTGATATAACCGTTCGCAGGCTTTAGCGTAATCGTCATGTCATTGTTTGCCAATACCTGGCACATCGTTGATGGGTTTGGATATATCCCGTTACCGATAAAGTCTGCAAAATACTCTGCGAAAAAACTGGTGAAATACCTTCTGTCTCCATTGATCGATGGAAAAATACCACTCGATTCTGCCATAAAATCACTCCTTTCTAAAATATTCCTCCATCAATTGAAGAAATCACCGTTCCGGATGATGCCCCTCCCGATGAAACCGCCTGTCGATTTATTTGTTTGATCTTATCAATGAGTGTCGGCGCTTCATCACCAAATGTCACATTGATCTTTTCGCCATCCTCTTCATAAACCTCTTCAATCTCTTCGATCCTGGTATCCAACTTGACACCCCATTTTTTATTGATGTTTGTAACAATGTCTCCCAGGTCATAATCTTCTTTGTATTTCCGGTTCGCATTCTTGTCAATGGAACTGTCAAACACACAGATCTTTTTATTCTGGGTGAGAACTTCACTACCTTTTCCCTGAAGCAGTGCCTGGTATTCTGCATCGGTCAGGGTAACACTGTTCACGATATTGCTTAGGCTCTTTTGATCGCTGAATGTCTCGTACCGATCCAGACCGGTGGCACTGCCAACTGTTGTAAATTTTCTGTCTGTTCCTTCTCCGATACCGCCCACCAGGCAAACATTCCGATAATTTCCATCACTTTCGGTAAATTCCTGTTTATCCACGTTGTTATAGTCTTTGCTGAAAATACACCGGGGATTGATGCTTTGTCCGGAGGAGCGATCCAGTCCTTTATAGGTTTCAAATTGCATTGATTTGGTGGATCCATCATATCGGATCCGGTAACCAATATCTGACAGTGCACTCAATCTTTCCAATTCTTCTGTTAAATTCTGATAAGATGTCTGAAAGTCTGCCGTTTCGATATAATTTTTCAGCTCCCCCAGGGACAACCCCGGGATGATTCTGTTTGTGTCGGTCGGGCTGATGGCGTTTTTGTTGACAAGATCCTGCATGGCCACTTCAATTAATCCGTTTATAATCTCAATCCCCCAAATGATCCGCCGGTTTAGATACCCAGTCAGGAAATCACCTTTGACCACAAGCAACTCTTTTCCTTCATCATTCTCCTGCAGGTTTCGATATTTGATGAACCCCGCTTCCGGATCCCCGGGCTTGATGATGACATTTCCCCGCTGCAGCTTTTCTATGTTCTGCGCTGTTGCCGGGCAATGGATCTCAAACTCTCCGGTTTTCCGGTACCGGCGCACCCACCTGAGTGAAGTCCGGTTATTGACGGTACCCAGTTTGTTAAAGCTTCTGTCTGCTACATAAAGATTCATGCTCTATACCCCCAGATACTTGTTTTGTCGGTAGATGTTCACGATCAGGTTGTCCAGGCCGGTTTCTGCATCATACCGAAAAAGATTATCGCCCTGGTAAAGCTTCAGGAATGTCATGTCTTCATCGATGTAATTAAAAGCATTGGATGTCACCCCGTTCAGCTCCATTTCCACATCCTCTTCAGCGAAATGTGTATTCACCCGGATGATCTCTCCAGCGACCATGGTTTTGATTAATTTGACATATTCCTGGGTATTAACGTTCCGGAGTGATGGATTTGTCAGCGTGGCCAAAGCCCGGAATTCGATGATCATTCCGGCTTCACCGTCGCCATCGTTGGGACAGTTGACAATTAAGCTTAATTCCCGGTGGCCCATGATGATTCCCTCTTCTGGGATCTGCAGACCGTTTAGGAAGTCAAACTCGAAATCACCAACCCAGAGTGCGATTTCTTCTTTTTTCTGAAGTAGCTCATGCCAGTATGGATCATGGGCGGTTAAGCTGATAATCCCTTTCCCGGCAATTCTTCCAACCTCTTCCGGAAAGAAAACTTTGTCAGGAACACAGATTAGTTTAAAATCTTTTTCCCCATCGTTATATACAAAGTATCCAGGTCCTAACCTTGGATTAAATATTTTTCTTATCTGATTTGTGTACCGGTTATATTCATCTTTCGTATTTCCAACGACTGATAATTTAACGGTAATGTCACTTTCGTTTAATGTGTTTTCAATGAACTTTGTTCCATCCTGCCCTGATCCCTTGATGGTATATTGCGTTGCTCCGGTGCTCTGGCTAAACTTCTCCATCAGAAAAGGTTCTGAATCTGACAGAGTTATTTCAGCGCCAATTCCATTGATGAATTTTACTGTCTTCATCGTTTCCTCCTTACAGACCCAATGCTAATTCCTGCCATGCCCGTTTATTCAATTTTGCCGTTTGTGCCGGTGATAGTTCTGCTGGGCTATAATTATTTACAGTCTGATTAATCGTTGTCCCTGGCATTACTTGTCCACCGCTGTTTGCATATGGGTTTTCAGATTTTGGCACGATCATTTCACCTTCATGGATCATGGCCACCATATCCTGTGGGATATACCTGGATCCTACATTAAAACCAAATAATGCCGATGGATCTATTGCCACACCATCCTGTCTAAGCTCAAAATGCAAATGTGGACCGGTGCTATTACCCGTTGAACCAACAAGACCAATTGTCTGCAATTGAGAAACGACATCCCCAACATTGACCAATATCTGCGATAAATGTCCATAAAGTGATTCAAGACCATTTCCATGGTCAATCATGACATAATATCCATAACCGCTTCCAGGGTCACCCCCTGCAAAGTCTACAGTTCCGGCACCAGCAGCTCCGACAGCCGTTCCTTCTGGAGCACCAATGTCAATACCCGAATGCCAGTCTCCCGCTTCGCCTGTAATTGGGTCAATTCGTGTTCCATAGTTAGATGTTATACTCCCTGAAACTGGGGATGTTAAATCTCCCATCGAAGCCCCACCAACACCAATGGATTTAAAAAACTCCATAGCTCCGGATCCAACAAAATCGATGGCTGCTTTTAAATTGAAATTCCCTGCAGCGAATGCCGCTTTGATTTCCTCGACCATATTGTTTACGAAAGTCATTAAACTGTCGCCGTTAAGGCCTTTTATCAACCCTTGAATCATGTATTGTCCAATGGCAAACAGTTCCTTTGAAGGTGAAGCAATTCCCAAAGCTGATTTGAATTTTGCAAGAAGATCTCCTGCAAGTTTTTCCATTGCTCCCCAAACCGAACTTGCAGTTGACTCTATACCGTTTTTCATCTCAGTTAGCATATTGACCGCAATACTGTTTAATTCCCCGGGAAGATTTACAATCGCATTTTTGATACTATTGTAAATTTCCGTCCATTTTGTTCCAGCTGTATTTCTGATGTCTTCCCATTTATAAGGCAAGTCATCCACAATTTCTTTTACTTTCCCGGTAACGTTCGTGAAGATTTCCCCGACCTTAGCCGTCAAATCTGTAACAATTGCACCCCATTTTGTGTTAGAGTCTGTCTGTGTCTCCTGCCACTTCTGAGAAACGTTTGTAAATACTTCCTGGACTTTTGTGGAAATGTTTGTTTTAATCTCTTCCCATTTGGTGGCAAGGTCTCCCTTGATAGCGTCCCACTTAGTGGCGGTGTCTGTTTTTGTTTCTTCCCACTTGGTTGCAACCGCTGTGGCTGTTTCCGTAATTTTCCCCAAAGTGTTGTCGTATATCGCTTGACATGTCGTTTGTAGGAATGTTACAACATCATTCCATATTGCTGTTGTATAAACTTGAAATGTCATCCATTTTACTTGAATATCAATTATAATGTCGCCAAAAACAAGTATGAATAAGTTTTTCAGCCCTTCTACTATATTACCTAAGAAGTCGACAGCGGCTTGAGCCATTCCCTGAGCAAACTTCCAGGCACTGTCCCAATCTCCAGTGAATAGTGCAAAAACTGCACCCACAAAATTACCAATAAAACTAAATAAGTTTGCAATCCCTTCGATGAATGGGGCTATAGCCACAATGATATTTGCAAAACCATTTACAAATGCTTCTATGAACTGCTGAACCAAAGGAACAATATAAATACCAAGGAAATCACCGATCTCCTGTAATATTGGTTGCATATTGACCGCAAAACCCTGGAATGCTTCCAGCGCCGGCGCCATGGCTTCGCTGATCCTTGCAAATGCATCTGAAATAGTTGTCTTGATTGACTCAAACGCTGTTCCAACCGATGTTCTGAATGTCTCTGAATTCTGCCACGCTCCGGCGATTACTGCTCCGATTGCTGCCACTGCTGCTATTGCTATTCCGATCGGCCCGGTTAATGCTACCATTGCACCACCAAGGCCTCCGGCACTTCCAGTGATGCCTGCAAACAATGGGGCCAATATGTTGAATGATGCGGCAAACATTGCTACCATTGGTATTGCACTAATTATTCCGCCAATAGCAATCACAATTCCACTGATTGCAGTTTGAACAGGTTCCGGTAATGTTGAAAATTTTTCAGCTACTCCTGCAACCGCATCAATTATTGGTGTAAATGCATCTTTTAATGTATCTCCAATTGGCAATAATGCATCCTGTAGCCTTCTTATTGACCCTGCCCATGCTTCACCTGGACTCTGTTTAGACATTTCTTCAGCTTTTCCGGTTGTATCTGTGAACGCATCCCCAACTTTGAATAAAGCGGTTGCACCATCAACGCCCAGATCTTCAAATTGTGAAGACAACAACGAAACTGCAGCCTGTTGTTCAGCTGGTGACATTTTTTGCAAATCTATTCCAATTGATTTTGCCACATCTGCAACAGTCGCTTCTCCATTTTTCCATTTCTGGAACATGTCCTGAGTATCAGAAGAGAAGGATCCAATAATTTTCTCAATTGATCCATCACCTAGTCGAATCTGAAATTCTTTAACAGCATCTGCTGCTTTATCAGTATTCATTGACCCGTTTTCCATACCATTGGAAATGATCTGCATCATATCCGATGCTGAAAAACCTGCTTGTGAAAAGTAATATGGATACTCATTTAATGTATCAAGAAAATCGCCATTTTTATTCAGTCCGTTTTGAAACCCTGCCGCAATCAAATCTAATGATTGCTCACCAGTAATTCCAAATGCACCCATTAATTTATCAACACCGATGATGTTATCTTTAACATCTGTTCCGGTTCGATCTGCAATGGTGACAATTTGATTTGTTAAATTTTGCAAATCTGCGTCGTTCAGTTCTCCAAAGGATTGCTTTGCCAGGATCACTGCATTTGTTGCTTCTTCTACTGATCCAACTACACCATTCTCAAAAACATTTTTTACGACATCATTCAGGGCTTCTGCTTCTGCTCCAGTAAGTCCAAGGTTAGCCTGAATATTTGTTTGAGAATCTCCAAAAGACATTGCGGTATCAAACGCGGCTTTCGCAAGTCCGATTATTTTATCGGTCACACCCTGCAGCGCATCGGCCATCTCAAACAAAGTTATGGATTGGACATTTTTATTAAGTTCACCCAATCCGTCGCCGGCATTCTCAGCACCCGCTTTTACATCATCCAGCTTGTCTTTAAATTCGATGACTTTTGTTTTTGCCTCATTTAGCTTTGTTTCAAGATCTTTGACCTCATTTGAATTCTCACCATATGCTTTTTTTGCCTTATCCAGCTGAGCATCGAGGTTTGCCACAACTTTGTCGGTCAGTTCGATCTGCGCTTTTAACTGTTTCTGGGCCAGCTCTAATTTTTCAGCTTCGGTGATATTCAGTCCCAGTTCAGCCCTTTGTAATTTGAATGTGCTGGTCAGTTTTTTCTGATCACTTTCCAGCGTTCCCATTTCGGTCTTCAGATCGGTCATCCCTTTTTCAAGCTTGCCGGTATCACTTGTCTGGTCTTTGATCGATTGAGAATTTATATTCATCTCTTTGGTATAGCGATTTAACGTAGATGTCGCCGTTCCTAAATCTGATTCCAGTTTTCTGACTTTCCCAGCCTGGGTTTCATATTCTTTCTGGGCTTTTCGAACCTCTTCCGAGTCATCGCCATGCGCTTTTTTTGCGTCTTCCAGCTTTTGTTCCAGCTTTTTCAGCTCATCGGTCTGGTTCTTATATTCTTTGCTAAGTAATTCAACCTTTGATTTATGCAGATCAATTTCTTTTCCCAACACTTTATTTTTTGTTGTCAGTGCCTCCATGGAGTCAGCATTATTTTCGAACTCTTTAGTAACCGCTCTTAGTTCTGATCCGACTGTTTTTATTTCACTGTTAAGACTTTTGAGACCATTTTTAAAATCGGCTTCACCATCAATCCCTACTTTTAATCCTGCGTCATAACTCATTTTTCCTCCTTCCTTCCAAATAAAAAAACAGTTACATGCCTTTGAGCATTGCAACCGCCTTCTTCTGATTCTCCCAGTATTCTTTTTCTTGTTTATAATTCATGAGATCCATGTAATACCACAGATCCATCTCATCAATTTCATTTAATTTCCATTTGTCTTTTAGAAGATTAATGTAAAATTCATCGATCCACTCCTGCAGGGTCAGTAACTTCCCGTTACCTTCCCCGCCTATTCGTTTTTTGTTTCAAGCTTTTTTGATGTCCCCCCAGCGATTGTACTGACCGTTTTTGTCATTTCTTGTAGTATCTCATCGGCATAAAGGCCGTCATATACATCATCACGGGTAAACTGCTTTCCATAGACATCTACAGTGAAATCAATCAATTCGTCAAAAACTTCACCATTAATTTTTTTAGGATCCATTTTATTTGCTAATGCAATTGCTTCCCTTACAGCTCTTCCTTTTGGTCTGCCAGCTGTGAATGTTTTTTCTTCGTCTCCAAGTAGTAATTTAATTTGCATGTTATATCCTTTCAAATTGAAAAGGGGCAATTAAGCCCCTAAATTATTAAACTGTAAAGTTGACAATATATCTTTCGGCCATGTTAACGCCTGCTGCTGCACTCTTAACTCCGGTTGTCGCAATTAAGATATAATCACCTGCAGTCATGGTAGCGATTGGATCAATCGTCACAATTGTGTGTGGATCATTGATTGATAACGTAGCAGGTACTGCTGTACCATCTGCCTTCATCACAAAGATATTGGCTGAAGTTGCTGTTTCTGCCAGAATCGCTTTATTGAATGTCAAAACAAGATTAGCCGTTCCTAATACGCCTGTTGCTCCATCAATTGGAACACTGGTTACGGTAGGAGCCGTTAAATCGATGATTGGTTTATAGACAGATCCCAGGAAGTTGGCGGGTGGATCCGTACCTTCTGATTCATCCATGACAATTCCTTTATATCCATCAGCATCCGCTATGAATGTCCCTTTAAGGGTCGGCGTTGCAAAGGTAACTTTTCCCTCTTCTTTTTGTTTGAAACTTTCTGATGGTTGGGCGAACTTTCCTTTGTATAACCAGGTGAAAGCACTGGTACCATCCTCATTTTCAATTTCGAATCCTGTCGCAACATATGGGGCAATATCCCCTTCTTTTTTTAGCAGGGTTCCTTTGGTAGCGTCATAGGTTCTGCCTAATAATGCTGCCTGGTCTTTGAGTGGAAACTTATTTAGCGTTGATTCAATGTTGATGTCACCCTCAGTATTTACAATTACCCTGGTTTTTCCATCGCCTGATAACTTTGATTCTTCAACTTTCATTTCCAGTTTAACTTCCATCAATCCCGGAATTGTTACCGGCGTCTCGTATGCTCCGGTTGAAGGTATTAATTTTGCATAACAAAAATTTTTAATGTTGACTGGTACTGTCTCAGCAAATAACTGTAATTCCATTTTTTTAATCGTCATTTTGATTTCTCCTTAAAATAAAATAGACGCCCGAAAGCGTCCTAACCAAATATCTTTGCCATTTCTTCATCGATGACTTGTGTCATTACTTCTGCCACTCTGTTTTTAACCTGGTTCATTGTTTTTCTCATGAATGGTCTTTTTTTTATTGTGCTCGTTCCGGATTCTAATACCCGGGCAATTAACTGATAGGCCACGCCGTGGGCATCATACCCATCAAAACCAACCTTTGCAGTCCATTGGCCACCCAGTAATTTAATTGGCGTGATCCCCATGGCTGCCACCAGTTCGCCGGTAGCTTTTTCAGAAAGAACTCCTTCTAGGTTTGCTTTCATGGCATCGGCCACAACTTTTACCCCGGCATAGATTGCTTTTTTTGCGATGTTCTCAATGTCCGTTTCCAATCTTGAAAGCTTAAACATGAAATCATCACCGGCCATGAATTCTGCCGTAGCCATTATCCTACCCCCATGGGGATATCAAACACCCATTCGTAATGAATGTATCCGGTATCTGTCTCATACTGTGTCGAATTTAATCTAAATCCAATCCCTGCGTTATTTAAAGCCGCCTGAATCTGATCTTTCACCGGGTCATATTCTGTCTTTGTAAAATAATCAATTGTCCCTTGAATGACCTGGTTAATCATTTTACCATCTCCGTGGAGAGCATCACTTTGACCATCCTCTCCCCAAACAATATAATTTCCTGGTGTATCGGGTGGCGGTAAAAGATGCCATGTTTTAGTTGGTAAAACTGTAAAGAGCGCACTCTCAACATCAAGTAATTGCATATTTCTCTTTTACCTCCTCAAGTGTTAAATCCGAAACTGCCAAACCATCCTCATCTTTGGTATGTTGGATGCTGTCAATTCGATATTGTGCGCCATCATCAATTCCATCAGTTATTACACAAATATAACCAGCTTCCACTGATCGATCCTGCCAGATCCTTATCATGCGATCAATTTTAGAATTCGATTGTTTCGCTGCATAATACCTGGTCATTCCGATTGTTCTTTCATCAAATAAAAAAGGGCTGTATAATGTCAGCCCTTCTTTGTACATTTTCCCTGCCGGTGCAGTATTTCCGGTTTTATAGATCTTTACCAGTCCGCTGTCAAACATCGACAGTCACCTTTGCCTTTTGAGAAAACAGTTTGTTGTTTAATCCTGCTCTGAGCATTCGTGGCATGGGATCCCCGGATACTCTTTTCCGATATATCCAGGCTGCATACATAACCACCAACCCCTGGTCCTCATATCCTTCACCAAGGGTTATTCCTTCTCTGGCAATCATTTCTTTTGCTATTTTTATATAGTTGGTTAATTGAGCATCCTTTTGAGTATGCAGGATGTCTAAATCCTGCTTTAACATCACCAGTAATAAATCATCCTGCATTATTCATACCTCCTTGGATTAGGCTTTTGCTACGACGCTAGCTGAACCAACTTTGATTGCTCTGCCATTTGCATCGAATTCGACAATAGTAACAACTTTTCCTGTGACAGCAGTGATGTCATCAGGTGTGGTAAATGTGGTATATCCGGTATTGCTATCACCAGACTTGACGGCGGCAGCTTTACCAGCTACTTTGTAACCAAGTGTTGTACCAGATACTTCAGCACCGGTTACAGTAATCAGCGTATCCCCTGAAGCGGTTCCGGCTACTGAGGTAACACCTAATGCTCCAAGTTCAGTATTGGCATAATCCTTTGCGAATGTTTCAACGGTTGTTGCTGTTGAGTTGGCAATATTAATAATCACAAATCCCTCTCCTTTTGCTGGTTTACCATCATAGCGGGCGGTTCCTTTAAATACGGTTTGATCTTCGGTAAATCTTACCTGATCCGATACCGCCAGTTGCGCACCGGCACGTTCAGCTAAAAGATACAGGCTTGCAAACCCTCCGATGATGTCGTTATCTGGAATGAATGGAAGCTCGATGATCTCGCCCCCTTCAACTGGCATTGTCCCCTGCAGTCCCGCAACTAATGCACCTGCAGCATTAAACGCAATCGCTTTTGATAATAACCGCATTCTAGTCTTTCTGTTCATGCACCAGATCGTTCCCCCAGTGGCATAGTTTGGCTCGGCCACACCAAGATCAAGAATCAATGCTGCGAAAAACGCCTCGGACGTCATACCCGTTGGATCAAATTTAAGGATGTTGGATGTGTGCAGGTCTGTCCATGCAGGTGCATTAGCATCCCAATCGCTTGGCTCTGCTGTTTGAGCCAGACGGGTTGCAATCCCTAACGGCATTTTAGTCCCGACACCATATAAAATTGCCTTATCTACTGCAAGCCCAATCGCCTGGCCTAAAGCATCCATGATTTCACTTGCCAGGTTAATATCGCTATCTTCAAGAATTGAGTTTGAAGTGGCCATAAATCCACCGACTTTATAACCATCAACCTCGATCTGATTAAATTCCATCGATAATTCATTGAGTACACCAGGCATTTCAACCCACACACCTTCTGGAACCGTCCCAGCAATTGTTTGGCGGGCTTTCCCGGAAACTGGTTTGAGTCTTACCTTACTAATGAGTTTGCTGTAACGGTGAAGATTGTCTCTTAACAGATCTAACATTACGTCAGGGATCTCCAGTTCAGCTCCCTTAATTGTTCTTTTTTCGCTAATCAGCTCTCTTGTTCTCTGTAAAAAATCTCTTACATCTTCCCTGGCTAGAAATACATCCCGTTGCTCTGGTACCATCCCGAAAAATTTTCTTCCGTTCATAAGTGTTACTCCTTCTCTTTTTTCAATTTCTGATGTCTTTGGGTTGGATCTTTTTTCAGCACCGGTCGGAGCTGATCGTTCTATTTCTTCAATTTCAGCTTCAATACCAGCAATGGCCTCTTCTGTCTCTGCAATTGCTTTTTCATTTTCTTCTTTTTCTTTTTCGAAAGCTTCAACTGCTTCTTCTACTGCAGCATCTTCTTCATCCGTTGACGCCTCTTCAATTGCCTTTGCTAAATCAATTTCTCTGGATGCAAAACTCTCAGATGTTTTCCGTAATTCTGTCAGAACTCTCTGTTTTTCAGTCAGTTCTTTTTTACGCATTAATACTTTTAAAGCCATTTATTCTTCTCCTTTTAATCTTGTTCGCATTGATTCTTTCCAAACTTCACGTTGACGTTTTTTTATATTTTCAAAATCTTCCTTACGTGCAGAAACGGTTGTTTCTTTATATGCGGGAAACACGCATGGAGAAATTTCATATAATGGATTTACTTTCGTAATGGTCCAGTGGCATGTACCATCACCGTTATCTCTGAATTCCTCTGCTTCAATATCAAATCCAAAACTGCATTGATTAACATCTCCCCGCATAATGCGAGTGTGAGCGTTCATGGCATCGGTGTCATTGCGATTTATTTTTATTTTTCCATAAAGACCATGACTGTCTTCTTTTAACTCGACGGTATTTGCCGTTGTACGGCCTAATACTAAATTTGTGTCATGGTTATAAAGTGCTCTGACATCACCACTAATACAATCTGTAAAAGCCCCTGGCGCGATGCTTTCTGTTGCTCCCGGCCACAACTCATAAACAGAATTAAATACCGCAAAATAACCTTCCAGGAATAGATCACCAGTCCCTGAGTCATCACGCTTTTCAATTTCCATCGTTAAATCTCTGAATTGCTTTTTATCTCTTTTCATTTACTCCCCTCCATTTTGATTTAATTTTTTCTGATCAGCGATCATTCCAACTGGGATAAAGTTCTCCAGGATTACACGTTCATCTAATCCATCCACTGGTGTCATGCCTAACCAGTCCCTCACTTCATTCCCCGACATAATCCCACGGACAAATAACTCCTGCCCTACACTGGATAAATCTTTAATGTCATAGGCATAGAGTGTCCTGGGATTAAAGCGGAAATACAAATCCGGTGAAATTAAGAGCTTACGTGTCAATTCCTGTTCTATTCCTTTTGCAATGGGAAGAATGCCGGCATTTATAAAATTGTTGTATTCGTCTTTTTTGTAATCTCCGGCACCCACAACAAAAGCAGGCACGTTTAAGATGCCTGCTACTGTTTTTTTATCGATTGTCACGGCTTCATTAATGGCCAGATCTGTCAGCGACAATGGTTTTACCTGCTGAATGTCCAGGAGTTCCGATGGGATTACCCAGGGTTCGCCGGCGCTCTGGCTGGCAATGTACTCTTCAAGAAACTTTGTCCGTCCAGCTTTCCCGCTGAATTCTTCACTTAAAGCATCGACTCTGACAATGACTGAAGGTTTCCACTTTGACTCCATGAATCCTTTTTTTGTGGCTCCTGCTTGCTTGAGATTCTGCACGACATCTCTTAACGCTGCCCGGTACCCTAATCCATACCATGGTTTTTCCGGATCCGGATTAATAGAGAAGTGCAGCAGGTTCAGTGGATCATAAGGAGTCCCATTGTAATTAACAATATATGATTCCCCATTTTCCCTAAAGGATGTTCTTGACGGCTTCAAAGGCATCAGATCCCCAATCAATCCATTGTCTGTTTTGGGATATACAACCGAGTTACCTTCTAGAATCATTGTTTTAACAATCGAATGGATAAACGTTTTTCGGGTCATGTTTTGATTTGGTGAAATATCAATCTTCTTTGATAACTCATTCTGCACCCGGACATCACCATTTTTTGTGTTCTTCATCAAATGAATGGTCATGGAGCTTATAAGATCTGCAATCTTATTAACCGCCATCTGGACTTCCGGATTATCCGATAACCTGGAATACCCACTTACCACTAAACTTTCATAGGCTTCATCTGTAAGCAGCCACGATGTAAACGCATCCCTCTTCTGAGGTTCACCCCGGATGACATTCGCTTTGTTTTTTCTATTTCTGTTTGA